CGCGCAAGGCGCGCCTACTACTGTTGCAGACCCACGCAAGAACACCGGAGCTCCGGATCAGATCGTGGCTAATCCTTTAATGGGCCTGTTGCAAAACACAACTTGGGGTTTCAACTCTGCTCTGTTTGCATTACCGGACGCACTTGTTACACAAATTGGCAAGCAAATATTTCGTCAAAAGCCAGAAGAAACTGTGACGCTCACCAAGCTCTTTAACTCCGGTGAAGTTGCCCCACGCAACGTAGAAGAGCGCTATGCCCGTGCCGCAGGTGAAGGCCTAGGCGGCACATTGCCTTTTACTGGAGTGCTTGCCGCTGCCGCTCGTATGCGCCCTATGGTCATGGCCGCCACACCCAGCGCAGGGGTCATCAAGAGTATTGCTAATGATGCCATTCAAATGGTGCAAAAGTCTCCCATGAAAGCGGCCGCATTGGATATGGTTTTTGGTGTAGGGTACGAAGGCCTTCGACAAGCAGTTGAAGAAAATGTAAGCGATCAAAATCAATACAAACCACTACTCAAGGAACTGTTACCAGCCGCTACTTTTGTAGGCTTACCTTTAGCTGCAGCCACATTGAGTCCAACGGCATTGGCGGTGCGTGGAGGCAAGCAACTACAAGACAAGCTTGTCAACAATCTGGGTGAAGTCGGACAAGAAGTCTTGGCTCAAGAAACAGGATTGTTTAAGCTGCCCGGCATTAGGATTGTTCCTTCTGTTTTGATTGGCCGTGCGGAAAAGAAATTAAGTGGTGTCTTTGCAGACATTCAGAAAAATCCAGAGGCGTTGAAAGCTTTGGATGAACTCAATACCATCTTGGCTAACCCTGATGTGGAAAAACTTGGATTCCAGTTTGGTGTTGCAGAGCGCTACATGGACCCTGCATTGTTACAGAAACAAGCAGAGACGCTTCAAGGCATGTCCCCCAAGGACCTAGCGCCTTTCCGCAAGCAGTACGCTGAAAATCAAGCCAAACTAGAGCAGTTGTTTTCTACGTTCTCCCCTACTTCACGTAAGACGGTAGAGGAAGCATTTCTTGCCGCACAAAAGCAACGCCAAACATTTTTTGATGATTTACTGGCCCAACGTCAGACCTTGACTGATTCAGAGCGTGAGCTCTTGAACCAACGCCTTGGACCTCAGAACCCTGATCAAATCAATAACGAGCTACGTGGTGTTTTGATGTCTGGCATGGAGATGGATGCGGGCATGCGCCAAGGCATTTTGAGACGTATGGGCCTTAAACAAGCCATGGCACCTGATGGAACACCAATGCCTACACGGGCAGATGGAAAGTCTTTGTTTCCAGCAAGGGACATGGAAGCTGCAGCCACTGCGTTAATTGAGAAATACAAGCCAGAGCGTCCTTCCCTGCGGGTCAACGTCCCTGAGCCAGTGCAATTACTAGAGCGCTTTGTCAAAGGCCAGCAACAGGCCAGAGATGCCATGACGGACAAGATGCTGGTGCAGTTGACTGATCAGGCAATCAACGAGCAACTCGGACCACTTGCCAAGGAAATGCCTGCTGATTTCCAAAAAGCTTTGCGAGACTCTGTATTGCAATTAGTCCGAGGCGACACGGCCAAAGGTTCTAAGCGCAAAGTTACTCTTGCTGATATTGCTGCCACTCCAGACAAGAATGGCATGATTACTGTGGCTACCGGCATACCGGGGCGCAAAATCTACGTCAATCCCGGACAACTACAACAAGATGCCCAACGCATTGCCGCAGCCAATACAGGCATCGACATCAACGTACCCGAGGCCTTGGATTATCTCCAGTCCGCTCAGCGTTTCCGTAACGATTCCCTTGGCCGCTATAACGCTGCCATGATGAAGGGCCGTACCCGTTTGACAGATGCTCAACGTATTATTGATTCTGGCAACTCAGTGTTCAAGGACGTTGAGAAACTGATCATGGACCACGTGCCAAAGATCAAGCAAGAGTATCAAGGCATGAAAATGATCCTTGATGACTACAAGGCCGGCTACGAACAAAGCCTGCCTTTGCTGATGACACAGAAGACCCGTGGCGGACAAGAATACTATCTGCCCAACGAAGACTTGATGGCCACAGCATTTAAAAATGCCGACCGTCTACGTCAATTGCAGATAACCATAGGTAATAACCCTCAAGGTAAAGAACTGTTAGAAAAAGGCGCTGTAGATTGGATTCGCAGCAAGCCTATTTTTGACAAAGACGGTTTGATTGACGCGACCAAATTGCGCCGTGTCATGGACCAGAATAAAAATATTGTTGAGGCCTTGCCTGCCAGCGTACGCTTAAAAATTGAAGACGAAGCTAAATTTGCTGACGACATTGCCATTCGTTTGGCAGAAATTGATCAACGCCGTATCCAAGCCAAAGATGCAGAGCTTGATAGTCTTTTGGCAAAGTCTTCGCGTGCGGATGCTAGTCCTAGACAGACCTTAGAAAAAGCAATTAAAGACCCTGCCACTATGCGCAGTCTGGTCAATGAGATGAGCAAGGATCCAGAGAATCTGGCTTCACTACGTCGTTCCGTTTACGACTTGGCTACCGAAGGTGCGGCCAAAGGTGGCGCACTAGAAGTCTTCTTGCGTAATAACGAGAAGTCTTTGAAGGTGCTGTATGGTGGCACAGGCCACTATAACAACCTACTTCAGTTGGCCAACATGCAACGACGCGTCAACGCGTTTGCTGATGTCACTGGACAAGTTCCTGCTTTTGACACGCTAGACCAGCAACTACAGGGGCTGTTTGGTGTAAGCATTCCTTACTTGACTACCAGTATCCGTAACGTAGCGATGCGTAATGTCTCTAAAGAAACCATGCTGGTGACCTTAGGCACACGTTTGCTCAACGCCAAAGAAGCAAAAGTGTTTGAGCGCCTGTTTACCAAGGCTTTGGAAGACCCCAAGTTTGCGGAGAAGATGACTAGTTTGAACACCCCTGCTGCAGCGGCGGCCGTGGCCAAGGAACTGCAGAACTTTGGTATGTCTCCTAGGCGTTTGGCTGAAGTATTGACAGCGCCTGCGGCGTCCCGTGGGGCTGTAATTGAGGCACAGGACTTGGCCCAACAAGGCAATCCTCCCATCCCAGTTTCTAGCAATGTTTCACGTGGAACATCTGCCGCACAAATGCTCAAGGCCCAGCCAGCAGCGCCCGCCACCCGTGGTACAAACTTCAACCCACGTATGCCAACGACGCCACAGGTCACTCCCGGCCAGCAGCAGATACCTTTGATGTATCCTGCCATGTTCCCGAATGACCCAATCAGCGGGCTATTGCAACAACGTCAGGCGCAGGTACAACCACGGCCCCCGGGCATGTAAGGAATAGAAATGGAAATGATTGGACGCCTAGTCGGCACATTGTTCTTGGCCCGTGAATATGCGCACAGGGCGCATCTGCGCGTCACTGGCCCCGGTAGCTTTGCCAAGCATTCTGCGTTGGGTGAGTTCTACACAGGCATCATCGACATCGCCGATACGATTACAGAGGCCTATCAGGGCCGCCACAGCATTATCGAAATCCCTTACCTTCCAATGATTGACGAGGATGATCCTGTCAAAGCACTGGAAGAGCTGTTGGATGACGTAGAGAAGATTCGCTATGACGCAGTGGACAAGAAAGATACTGCCATCCAAAACCTTATAGACGAATCCGTTGCCACGTTCTTGTCTGCGCTATATAAGCTAAAGAACCTCAAATAATGTGGACCCCTTCTCTCTTCATATGGAAGGCGCTGCGGAAGAACTCTTGAAGTATTGCAAGGCAGGTGGCAAAATACTAAAAGGACTAGAAAACCGCCGTAAGGACGAGCGGGCTTTATTTTTATCATAAGGGCATAAAATGATAGGCTTTATTCAAAAACAAATTGATGCTAGTGAAAAATTGTTTGAGATGATGCGACAAGACCATAAAGAACGCATGTCTCAAGTGTTAGTTTGGGCAGACATGAATGAAAGTCTGATGCGCAAACTGGAAGAACGTGACCGAGAAATTCAAGAATTAAAAGGCCTATTGCAGGCCTATCAAACTGCAGAAACTCTGTAGTAACCGAGCAGTTGCCATCACATCAGTCCGGGGCGTCTCCCCCCGTGATGGTACTTAAGTCCGGGCCCACAAGGCTCGGACTTTTTTTATTAAATTCTTCTACGCGGCACATCCACATATCTTTGTATCCATCAAATTCGCGCCCACAAGTAATGAATTCTTTAGTCTCTCCATTCTGTGCAATCATCATAATCACTCCTTGATCCACTGTGGTGCCATGCGCCATATCATGCGCACAAGCATATGCGGCTAATTGGATAAAGTAATCATCAATCCACTTACGCTCTTTCATCTTGTTAGTTTGTTTAAAGTCAATAATCGAGGGTTTATCCCTATATACGCCAATACAGTCAGAAGTGCCTGCGTATTTAGTTGGGTAGTACAGCGGTATCTCTGCCCCCCAGACTTCTTGTACATGCGGAAAAAACTCCTCAATTAAACGGTAGCCCATCCAATAGCCTTTGACCGCGAGCCATGTTCTTGGTACGGGTAAATCCCTATTTATCAACAGTCTCTCTACAACGTTATGCATGTGCGTGCCCACAGTAGCGGCATCATTTTTAATCCTGTCCGCTTCCTCCTGCCCAATCCTCGCGGCCCACGCCTCTAAATGTGCTTTATCTTTCGTCCCAGATAAGATAGTTGTCACACTGGGGACAGCAGGCTGCCCTTCCAAGGTATACGTCCGACCGTTGGGGCCGTCTATGCGCTGGAGACGTGGGTATTTATAGCGCGGGCGCAGTGGAATTAATTGCATCATTTGATCCAGTCCTTTAGGTCTTCGCCCAGCACTTGCGAGGCTATGTTAATTTTGTTTCTAAGCGCTTTGACAATGTGCTCATCAACCGTATTAGGGCTGATGAAATCAATGTAAGTCACCTTGCTTGTTTGCCCAATCCTATGGGCCCTGTCTTCTGATTGCAGGCGTACCTCCAAGTCAAAACTATTGCTGTAGTAAATGACCGTCTTGGCAGCAGTCAAAGTCAAACCATATCCGCCTGTGCGGGGATTGCCTACAAAGAAACGTAACTCGCTATCCATGTCTTGAAATTTAGTCACGATCTCCTGCCTATCCTCAGCCTCTGTATCACCGTAGTAAGTAGCCACAGAGGTCATGCCGTATTCCTTTTGCAGGGCAGTCTTGATGTTCTCAATATCTCGCCTGTAGTTGGCCCAAATGATGATCTTGCCATCGCATTCTTCAATTGTGGACAGCAACTCATTGACCCTGTTATTCGGTATGTCTACTTGCCTGCCATCGTCATACTTCACGTGGCCGCAGCATATCTGATGCAACCGCATAATCTGGGTCAGAGCATTATTGGTAGACATCAAATTTCCATCTACCAAGGCCAACGCCATGAGCTTCATTTGATCGTAGTATTTCTTCTGTTCTACAGTGAGTTCAATGTCTCTGCGAACAAAGACTTTATCTGGTAAATCCAAGCATTCATCTTTGGTCACGCGGTATGAAAACTCACCTAGTTTTTTCTGCAATTCATCCAAGTGTCGATAGCCAACAATCTGCTTAAATGTATGTGTGGATAGCTTGCGTTCAACAAGAACCGCGTAGCGTGCTTGGAAGGCATAGAAACTGTGGTAGTTGAGGTTGCCATTGCCTAAGAATTCGCACTGGCTGTAGAGGTCTAGCGGGGACTTCGTCACAGGGGAGCCTGTAGCAATTCTCCTGTACCGCGCCTCACGGCCCACTTTCACAATACTCTTGGTGCGTTTAGATGTTGGTGTCTTAATGGTGGTGGATTCATCAATAGCCATGAATGCGTTGGTCACCCGCAAGAATGTGCGTGCAAACGCACTACCTTTTTCTGTGCTGAACGCTTCAATATTTATTACCAAAATACGCAACGTATCCACCGCATTTAGCATCGCATCCATCTCAATCTTCTCCGCCTTTCTCGGCGTAGGAGACCATGCAGCCATGGTGTAAGTTATGTGATCCGGCATATGCTTTGGTATTTCAGATGTATACCAGTTGCGGTATACACCCTTAGGCGCAACGATCAGCAAGGCGTTGATCTTGCCCTTGTCAAATAACATGGCGGCATTGTTTATAAGCATGAAGCTCTTGCCTGTACCCATATCGGCAAATAAAGCGACCTCCGGATCCTCCCAAAAACGCTGTAAATACGCGGCTTGGTGAAGGTAAGGTTGATTTTTAAATGGATAGTGCTGTAAAAAATAACTCATTCTTTCTCTCTTTCTTGAAAAAGGGTATTGACAACCCCAAAACATAGTGTACACTATGTGGACGTTTTAAGAAAGGAGAGCGTAAACGTGTCAATTGTATATATCGTTCAAGAAATGCCGAACCATGACCTAGCGGCTGCAATGAAGTATGGGGATATGGAAGTTCTACTGCCATCAAATACCCAGATTGCATTCAGCACTGTGCCCACGGTTCGCACACTGCGTAGGAAACTGCGCGAATATAAGGATGGGGATTTCCTGTTACTCACAGGAGACCCTGTAGCTATCGGCTTGGCCTGCTCGATAGCTGCTTTCTATAACTCTGGCCGGTATACTGCCTTGAAGTGGGATCGCCGCGAAAAGATGTATATCCCTGTTAAAATTGACATCACCGAGAATGGAGAAAGAGATGAGTAATTTCAATGATATTTTTGAGCAAGACGCCGGTGCGTTGACCGTTAAGAACGAAGACTTGTCTTCTGTTGGTGCTTTGGCTAAACGGGCCAAGGAACTCGAAGCAGAGATCAAGGAACTCGAAGATGTGGTTGGCGAACGCAAGAATCAGCAACGTAAGTTGTTGGAGGAAACTATCCCTGCCATGTTGCAGGAATTAGGCATGGCGGATTTCACAATGGCTGACGGTAGCAAGATTACTGTTAAGCCTTTCTACAGCGCAAGCATCCCAGAGGAGAACCGCGCTCAAGCATACGAATGGTTGCGAGACCACGGGTATGACGACATCATCAAGAACACTGTGTCTGTTCGTTTTGGCCGAGGCGAAGACGGACTATGCGACACATTACTAAATCAACTGCGCGGGCAAAACTATCCAGTAGAGCAAGCGCAGAAGATCGAACCACAGACCTTGAAAGCTTGGGTTCGCGAGCAGGTGGAACGCGGAAGCGAGTTCCCCACAGAGCTGTTTGGCGTATACGTAGGCCAAAGAGCAACCATCAAATCAGCATGATAAAAGGAAATTAAAAATGGCTAAGACCGAAGTTGCAGTAAAAGACGCCAACACTGCATTGGCATTGGTAGGTGATTTTGAACAAGACGCTAATAGCGGTTTTGAGGGTATGGGTCAGGAAGACTTTGCACTTCCATTTCTCAAACTCTTGACCAACACTAGCCCAGAAGTAGGTGAAGTTAAAGGCGCAAATCCGGGCTTCATTATGAACACTGTTACCGGTGAACTCTATGATGGCAAGGAAGGAATCACTGTTATTCCCGTAGCTTATGTGCGTCAGTACATTGAGTGGGCACCTCGCGGTTCTGGTGGTGGCGGAGCACCCGTCAACATTTTTCCCGCTACGTCAGATATCCTGACACGCACGCATAAAGAGCCCGGTGATAACAAGGACTATTTGGATAACGGCAACTACATTGAAAACACCGCAAATCATTATGTTATGGTGATCACTGAAGCTGGCGTACCAGAGCCTGCCCTTATCAGCATGAAGTCTACTCAGCTTAAGAAAAGCCGCAAGTGGAACAGCATGTTGATGTCTACTAAGTTGATGGGCAAAAACGGTCCATACACACCTCCTATGTATTCACATACATACCGTCTTACCACACAGGCCGAATCGAACGATAAGGGCAAATGGTACGGTTGGGAGATTGAGAAGATCGGTCCTATCGAAGATATGAATCAGTATCAGGCTGCTAAGGCTTTTTCTACCCAAGTGGGTGAAGGTGAAGTCAAGGTTAAGCATGAGAACGAAAGCGCAGAAGGTAACGCTTCAGCCGCACCATTCTGATTCTCGGGGGAGGCAACCCCTCCCCCACTTCCCGATAGAGAGACGAAATGACCGACATAACAAAATTCAAGGAGATATTCAGCGGTCTGGATATCGCCTATGGCACGTACAAAATCAAAGCGGAGCGCGGAGATGGAAAACAAGCTGGACAGGCCACGGTGGTTAGGAAGCCGCCAACAGATGACCTATGGGTCCAACATTTGGAAGGCGTTGAGCCTTCCCTTGGCATTATTCCTATTCGCGCTGATAACAGTTGCATATGGGGCTGTATCGATATTGACCAGTACCCGATTGACCACAAAGGACTCGTCGAAAGAATAGCGAACCTGAAGCTTCCGCTTGTGGTATTTAGAAGCAAATCCGGAGGAGCACATGTATTCCTATTTACAAAAACGCCTGTTCCAGCACGCGAGTTCCAGACATATCTCAAGAACGCTGCTGCGCTTCTCGGAGAGGCTGGGCGGGAAATATTTCCAAAGCAGGCTGAGATACTTGTCGAGCGAGGAGACACAGGGAACTTCCTCAACCTCCCCTACTTTGGCGGCGATACCGGCACTCGGTACGCGTTCAACATGGATGGGACGGCAGCGACTCTCGAAGAGTTTTACGGCTTGTATGAAGCCAATGTCCAAGATTCGCTCGATCAAGCTCCAGAACCTCCGAAACAGGCAGAGAGTCCCGTCAAAGACGGCCCACCTTGCCTACAAGCTTTATGCGCCCAAGGCTTCCCAGAGGGGACGCGCAACAATGGTCTATTCAACATTGCTGTCTATCTTAAAAGGGCCGCCCCCGGCTCTTGGGAGGACAAGCTGGTGGAGTACAACTTCAAATACGTGGCTCCCCCGTTACCAAACAACGAAGTTCAACTTGTCCTTAAGCAGGCCAACAAAAAGGACTACAACTACAAGTGCAAGGACGCGCCGCTTAACGGCTTCTGTAACTCGGGTTTATGCAGGACTAGGAAGTTCGGCATCGGAGCACATTCCCCTGATGCGCCTCAAATAGCATCACTATCAAAGTACGCCAGTGAACCACCCCTGTGGTTCTTAGATGTCAACGGCAAGCGCATAGAGATAGAAACAGAAGCGCTATACAACCAAGCAGCATTCCAGAAGGCATGTCTTGAAAAGATTAACGTAGTACCTCCTACGTTGCGCAAGCAAGATTGGGAGAATCTACTTAATGCTTTGCTCAAGGAAATGGTAGAGACAGAACAAATCACCGAAGCATCTGAGGACACTAGTCTTACAGGACGCTTCACCGACCTGTTGGAAGAATTCTGTGCACACATGCAACAAGCTATGGTGCGTGATGAAATGCTTATGGGCCGTCCGTGGACAGATGAAGAGGCGGCAAAGACGTACTTCAGGATGAAGGACCTTGAAGCTCATCTAAAACGAAATAACTTTGTAGGCCTATCAGCACCAAAGATGGCTCAGCGCTTACGCGACATGGGCGGCGAACCTATCAGCATGTTCTTGAAGAACCGCACGGTCCGTTGCTGGAGCGTGCCTAAGTTCAACAAGCAAGACGCACCATTTGAGACACAAACCAAACGCAACGAAGGGAGCCCATTCTGATGTTAAAAATTGATGGATACGATCATGCAATCATTGGACCTGCCTATATTTGGCGCGATCAATCTGTAGTAGGTGTATTGGTCTACGACGCTGAAAAGATTAGGGACCATCTAATGCTTGAAGATGGCATGGAGATGGATGAAGCGCGCGAATATATTGAGTTCAATATTGAAGGTGCTTACATGGGAGAACATACGCCTGTACTAGTTTGGCCAAACGATCTGTGGGATGAAGAATGAGCCACATTCACAAGGTCTTTGGCCCTCCCGGATCAGGTAAGACCACCTATTTGCTTGACGTAGTAGACAAGGAACTGAGCAATCACGTTCCTTCTACAAAAATAGGTTATTTTAGTTTTACACGGAAAGCAGCTAACGAAGCACGCGATAGGGCTATTGCTAAGTTTCCGAGCTTAAATGAGAAGACTGACTTTCCATTCTTTCGCACCTTGCATAGCCTAGCGTTTCGCTGCATGTCTGTTAAAGCAGACATGATGATGCAGCCCGAGCATTACAGGGAATTTGCCCAACAGTCAGGGATAGAACTCAACATCGTATTTGAAGAAGAGTCTTCAATTGCTAAAGCAGACAATCCAATTCTTAATGAAATTAATTTAGCGCGGATCAGAGGAGTTGATTTGCGTGAGCACTATAACCAAAGCGGCTTGGATATCGAGTGGTATCACTTCGAGTTTGTGGAGCGGTCCTATCGTCATTACAAACGCAGCAAGGATCTGCTGGACTTCACCGATCTGTTGGAAATGGCTGTAGTCGAGCACGATAGCTTACCTAGTTTGGAAGTATTAATCGTTGACGAAGCACAGGATTTAAGTCGGCTACAGTGGCTTTTAGTTGAAGCCTTGGCCGCAAAGGCGAAACGGGTCTTCCTCGCCGGAGACGACGATCAGGCAGTATTCACTTGGGCAGGGGCAGATGTCAAGAGTTTTCTTTCTTTTGAGGGAAAAATTACTGTCTTAAATCAATCCTACCGTGTGCCCTCTACTGTTCATGCATTGGCTAACATAATTGTTCATCGAATTCATGAGCGCCAACCAAAAGAATGGAAAGCCCGTGATTTTGAGGGCATGGTTAAGACCTATTACAGATTTGAAGATGTGCCCATGGATGACGGCGAATGGCTCATCATGGCGGCCACTAACTACATGCTCAACCCTGTACACGAATGGCTTAAGAGTCAAGGTATTTTGTTTGAACGTAGCGGCATTCCAAGCCTTGCCCCTGCCATGATTAAAGCAGTTATGCACTGGGAGCGTTTGCGCGCAGGAGAGGCCGTTGAGGGCCTCTATGTCAGGGATGTCTATAAGTACCTTGGGGGAGAATTCGTTACCCGTGGACACCGGACCTTTAAAGGCGGAGATGACTACATGGAATACACCCTTGAGCATTTAAAAGAGCATCACGGTCTTACTACTGATGACATTTGGCACACAGCGCTGTCCCGCATTCCAGAAGACAAGCGCGAGTATTTGATTGCTGTGCTTCGTCGCAAAACCAAGCTGTCAACTTCTGGGAGGATAAAGTTATCCACAATCCATGGAGCTAAAGGAGGAGAGGCAGACAACGTCATGCTAATGATGGATCTGTCCCCTAAATTTGCCAAAGAGTACGCAACTAATGGAGACAACATTCATCGACTTTTCTACGTGGGTATTACCCGCGCCAAGCAATCATTGCACTTAGTGCTACCCCGATTTCAAGATAAAGGCTTTCGTTTATGAAGACAACTCCTATGTTTCCCTCTCAAACAGAGTGGGTTCCTCCACAGACTTTCCCCAACTTATCCACAGCCAAGGAGATTGCAATTGACCTCGAAACATGCGACCCCCATATGGAATCTTTTGGACCGGGCTGGCCTCGTAACGACGGTTTTATTGTTGGCTATGCTATCGCCGTTGAGGGATGGTCTGGCTACTATCCTATCGCCCATCAAGGCGGAGGCAACCTTGACAAACGACTTGTTGAAAGATGGATCACGGACGTCCTCAAAACCCCTGCCGACAAAATTATGCATAACGCCGCTTACGATCTCGGCTGGCTTAAAGCGTCAGGGTTCGAGGTCTCGGGGACGATCTTTGACACCATGTTGGCCGCACCCCTCCTCGACGAAAATCGTTTTAGCTTCGCCCTCAATTCACTGGGCTTTGATTACATCCAAGAAGTCAAGTCCGAGCAAGGACTAAAGCAAGCTGCTGCAGACTTTGGTGTGCATCCAAAGAAAGAACTTTGGAAGCTCCCCGCTATGTATGTGGGGGACTATGCTGAACAAGACGCTGCACTCACATTGAAACTGTGGCAAGCATTTAAAACAAAAATGCGAATTGAAGAAGTTGAATCCATATTTAAGCTTGAGACAGAAGTTTTCCCTGTCCTGTTCAATATGACTTATCGCGGTATTCGGTTTGACCGCGTCAAGTGCGAAAAGCTTATCACTCAATTAATGACCAGAGAGAAGCAGCTTCACGCTGAATTAAAGAAAACATGTGGCACCCATGTCGATATCTGGGCCGCTGCATCTATTTCCTCTGCATTTGATAAATTGGGTGTTTCGTATGGCAGAACAGATGCCGGCGCACCTAGCTTTACAAAAGGCTTTTTAGATTCTTGCGATCACCCTGTAGCCAAAATGATTGTTGAAGCACGCGAGACAAACAAAACGCACAGCACGTTCCTGCAACCGTATCTGGACTTTAGCGCGAAGACTGGGCGCATCCATCCGCATGTCAATCAGATGCGCTCAGATGATGGCGGCACCGTCACCGGACGTTTGTCCATGTCCCAGCCAAACCTACAACAAGTACCCGCCCGACATGAAATTATTGGCCCCATGGTGCGCAGCCTTTTCCTTCCTGAAGAGGGCGAGCTCTGGGCATCCAACGACTTTAGTTCCCAAGAACCGCGCCTGCTTGTCCATTATGCAAATCTCCTCTCCCTACCCGGGGCCGAGACTATGGTGCAGGCCTATCAGACCGATCCCAATACTGACTTCCACCAAATGGTTGCCGATATGGCAGGCATTAACCGCAAAGCAGCTAAGACGATTGGCCTAGGATTGATGTATGGCATGGGCAAAAACAAGCTTGCCGGCCAACTGGACCTATCCCTTGATGAGGCCTCTGAGCTAATTGAGCAGTTCCATAAGAACGTGCCATTCCTAAAAGGCACCGTCAACGCCGTCATGAAGCGCATAGACCATCCAGCTGCAGGCGGAGCAATCCGTACATTGTTGGGCCGCAAATGCCGCTTCCCTCTGTGGGAGCCGATGGAGTGGGGAGTCAACAAGGCACTGCCCCGCGAACAAGCAGTCATTGAATACGGCTCAAGGATCAAGCGAGCAGGCACCTACAAGGGGTTAAATCGTCTTATCCAAGGGTCAGCCGCAGATCAGACCAAAGCAGCCATGGTGGCCCTGCATAAGGCCGGCTATCGCCCCATTCTGCAAGTGCATGATGAATTGGCTCTTAGTGTCAAGAACAGGGAAGAAGCGGAGGCTGCAGCAGAGATCATGGCCCAAGCAGCACGCCTAGAAGTTCCTAGCCGTTGCGATGTAGAAGTAGGTCCGAGCTGGGGTGAAGCAAAGTAAAGAAAAATAAAAGTAAGGAAAAGTAAGGAAAAGGGCCCATTGGGCCCTTTTTTATCGTTCAATGCCTTCCAGCCTGTCCGATATAAGTTTGGCATAGCCTGCAATATCAATCCAATGATCTACTGCATCCGGATTGCCATTAACGATACGGCCAATCTTATGCACAATCATCTCTAGTGCCTCCCACTGGTCATCAGCAAATAGTTTGTCATGCTTTTGCGCATGCTCAGCCATCTGCCGCTTGATCCCTTGCATTAACGCTGCCCCATCCTTAAATTTCCCGTAATCCAGCCCACGCATATCAATCACACAATCCACGTCGGTTGAACGTTCCACTTCCTTCTTTTTCCAAGAGGTGAGTGGGGGAGTATCTAATGGATTAGGTAGTTCAGCTTCCAGCTGCGCCTGCTTTCTGACTTTATAGACCATAGGCAATGCAGCCTTAAATCTAGTAGCCACCATCTTTGCTTGCGCATTTGGGTTTTTCATGTAATATGCAAAAATCTTCTCAGTCTTAGTCATGCTTTTTCCTTTTTAATGATGGGACGTGCCCGATGATGGCGAATTTCATTGTTTACAATGTCCATCGCCCGCTCCAGTTCTGCTACAGTGCAGACTTCTAATTGGGCATCATGGATTTCCATGCCCAAATTTAATGAAGTGAGTTCGGGTCCGCGCAAAATAAACCTGCCAGTTTCCACTCCTCTGCTTCCCACAGCAAAGAGAGCGTCAAGCGCGGACCCTATCTCATCCCCCCAGTCCTTACCAATTGACATGCGCGCTAAGGCCTCCGCCATATTTAACGCACCAATTAGGACCTCTATATCTCTACGATCCGATATCCCCTTTCGCACCTTGTCCAACGCATC